TACAAGGTGACTCGGCTACAAACTCTGCACAAACAGACGTTGGTAAAGTTGCTGACACTGTTGCTACTCACTCAGGTTCAACTTCTACTGGTATTTCTGGTATTGAGTTGGATGTGTCTGATCTAGCAGCAACTGACGGACAGTTAAGAGTAACTGGCTTTACTGGCGATCCAGAAAATAACGAACTAGGCACGACTCATACGAACTACGTAGTGTTTTTCAATGAGCATGCTTATAACCATAACGAATAATAGCAGGAGGATTTAAATCATGGCTATATCAAGACAACAACTAGCTAAAGAGCTAGAGCCAGGTCTAAATGCATTATTTGGACTTGAGTACGCAAACTACGAAAACCAGCACACAGAAATTTTCGACATCGAAAACTCTGATAGAGCTTTTGAAGAAGAAGTAATGCTGTCTGGTTTCGCAAACGCTGCTGTAAAAGCTGAAGGTGCTGCAGTCACTTTTGACAACGCAAACGAATCTTTCACTTCACGTTACACTCACGAGACAGTTGCTCTCGCTTTCGCAATTACTGAGGAAGCAGTTGAGGATAACTTGTATGATAGTATCGCAAGACGTTATACAAAAGCACTAGCAAGATCTATGGCTAATACAAAGCAGATCAAAGCAGCCAACGTGTTAAACAATGGCTTCAGTAGTTCATTCCCAGGCGGTGATGGCAAAGAATTATTTGCTACCGACCACCCTACAGTTTCTGCAGGGGACCAAAAGAATGAGCTATCAACATCAGCTGACTTAAGTGAGACTTCACTTGAGCAAGCGATGATTGACATTGCTGCATTTAAAGATGAGAGAGGCTTAAAAATTGCTGCAAGAGGATTGAAACTAATCATCCCTTCAGAACTACAATTTACAGCTGAAAGAATCTTAAAATCACCAGCAAGAGTTGGAACTGCTGATAATGACTTAAACGCTCTATCTTCTAAGGGAATGATTCCACAAGGATACGTGGTAAACAACTTCCTAACAGATACAGACGCTTTCTTCATTAAAACTGATGTTCCTAACGGAATGAAGATGTTTAACAGAGCAGCTATTAAAACTGCTATGGAAGGCGACTTCGACACTGGTAACATGAGATACAAAGCTAGAGAGAGATACAGCTTCGGCTTCTCTGACTGGCGTGGTATGTTTGGTTCACCAGGCGCGTAAGCGTAGTAAACAAACATTTAAGGGGCGGCTTCGGCCGCCCTTTTTATTTGCAATCACCATATTAAAAGCGTATATTCGAGATACTGCATAATTTTTAAATAGTCAGCATAGACTCATGCAGTAGACAACGTCTCAGACTATGTTGGCGGAAGGAGACCAATATGGCTAATACAACTTTTCAGGGTCCAGTAAGATCCGAAACTACAGTTAAAACTGTCAGTAAGAACAGCTCTACAGGTGTTATTACTGAAATCATTACAATGGGTGATGCACCTGTTGCATTAGGAGATGAAGACAAAACTCTTGATGCTGCAACACACAGTGGAAGAGTTCTTGCGGTTCCTGCAATCGGAGGCAATAGAACTATTACTCTACCTGCTCCAGTTGCTGGGCAAACTTACAAGTTTATCTACGCTGGCGCTGCAGAAGAAACAGAGAATCTAATTATTGTAACACCAGGAAATAGTAATTTCTTCTTAGGTGGTATCGTACACTTAGACTCTAATGCAGATAACGTATCTGTTTACGCTGACGGAAACTCTAACTCTAGTTTAACTCTTACAGACAGTGGTTTGTTTGAGATTAATATTGTTGCTAAAGACAGCACCAATTACTACATTTGGGGTTACGCAGAAGGTGCAGACGTACCTGCATTTGCAGACCAATAATAACTATTGTGGGGCTTCGGCCCCACACGTTCTTGATTAAGGAGGGAACATGGCAGACACAGTAACAGGACCAACAATCCTACAACAAAATGACAAAAGAGTTACAATCAAAATAGTAGTGCAATCTGATGGTACAGGTAGCACAACTGTATTTGGTGATGTATCAGCACTAACAGCTGATGACGATGGTAACTCAGTAGCTCACTTATCACTGCAAAGAGTATGGTGGTCATGCGCTAACGGCGATGGCGGCGATTCTTTTGCACGTTTAGATGAAGAAGATTCAGACGGAGATATCCCAATCATAACTTTAATAGACTCAGGATACTGGGACTTTAGAGAGTTTGGTGGCATACCTGCTGATAAATCATCTAACAGTAATCAAAGTGATGTTAACTTTGTTGTGCCGGGTGAGGCAGATTCTGGTAATACATACACTTGCATAGCAGAATTTAAGAAAATATATTAAGGAGTAGCTAATGCCTAATACTACTTCAGGAACAGCGACGTTCGATAAAACATTTGCTATTGATGAGATAGTTGAAGAGGCCTATCAAAGAATAGGTGTCGATCAATTAGATGCTTATCAAATAAAATCTGCACGAAGATCAATAAATATCATGTTTCAAGAGTGGGGTAACAGAGGACTACACTACTGGGAAATAGATGAAACCAATATTGATCTTGTTGAAGGTCAAGCTGAGTATCATTTTTTTAGAAGTGCAGCTGATGATACGTCTGATAGTAACAGAGCACAGGCAACAACAAACCAAACAGCGTCAACAATATTTGGTGTTGATGATATTTTAGAGGCAACTTACAGAACAAACAGAACACAAAGCACACAGCAAGATGTGGCGATGACAAAAATTAGTAGATCAACGTATTCAGGTTTGTCTAATAAATTATCAAAAGGACAACCAACACAATACTATGTGCAAAGACTTATTGATCGTGTGACTGTTTTTGTTTATCCGACACCAGATACAACAGCTGCATCTGCAGATATGCATTTGTATTTCGTAAAAAGAATAGATGATGCTGGAGCATACAGTAATGCAACGGATGTGCCTTATAGGTTTGTGCCTTGTATGATTTCAGGTCTAGCTTTTTATTTAGCACAAAAAGTAAAACCGGAAATGGCACAACAAATGAAACTGTATTACGAAGACGAATTTAATCGTGCGTTGACAGAGGATGGATCATCCACAAGCACGCACATAACACCACAGGCGTATTATCCAAATGTCTAATTTTTCATCAGGTAAAAGAGCAAAAGCAATATCAGACAGAAGCGGCATGGCTTTTCCTTACAGAGAAATGTTAAAAGAGTGGAATGGTTCTTTTGTGCATCAGTCTGAGTTTGAAACAAAACATCCACAAATAGAGGTTAAAGTGCACAAACCAGACAGGCAAGCATTACAAAATGCTAGGTCAGACAGAGATGAAAGTGCTGTGCCAAATCTATTACCACTTAATGGATTTAAAACCGCAAGCTCTGGGACAAGTGTAATTACGGTCACAGAACCAAACCATGGTAGATCTAGCACAGACACAGTTAGGTTTTATGATGTATCTAGTTTTGATGGCATAACAGCCACCAATATTACAAGAGCTGCTGGGTATACAATTACCAAAGTAGATGATAATAGTTATACATTCACTGTTGCTACAGACACAGCAACCAGTGGTAATTTAAGAGGAGGAGGGGGTCGAGCCTATGCTGGGCCCACAACATTAACACCATGACAACATATTCTGAATTAGTTACACAAATTAGAGAATACTGCGAGGTAGACAGCAACGTATTTACCACGACCATAGTTAATGATTTTATTGAACACGCAGAGTCGAAGATATTTAGACAAATTGATTTTGATGTTTTTAGGAAATATCAAACAGCCACTTTAACATCAGGTGACGCTTTTGTTGGTATGCCTGGAAATACACCAACTAGTTTTGCATACATTAGAGCCGTTAACATATTTAGTCCATCTGGATCTTTGGGTGGTTTGACTGACAATGAAAGGGTTTTTTTGGAGAAAAGAGATCCAAGTTTTATTAACGAATATAGCCCAAATAGAACATCGACAGGTATCCCCAAATACTATGCAAACTGGGACAATGACACAATAATTCTTGCTCCAGCGCCGAATGCCGCATATACTATCGAACTAGCGTATAACGCGCAAGAAACAGGATTATCCTCTAGTAATACTACTACGTGGGTAAGTAACAATGCACCAGGATTGTTATTATATGCCTGCCTAATAGAAGCTTTTAAGTTTCTTAAAAATCCTAATATGGTTGCAATGTATACTCAAGCATATCAGGAATTACTAACACCTTTAGCTGCAGAACAAATAGGACGCAGAAGAAGAGAAGAATATAAAGATGGAGTGGTAAGAATACCAATACCATCTGCAAACCCATAAGGAGAAAATAAATGGCAAACGTAATATCAAATGTTTTTAAGGAAGAGTTGCTCAAGGGCAATCACGACTTTGATGGGGGTGCTACTTATAAGTTAGCTCTATTCACAT